CAAATCTTAATCTAAGTTTTCCAGAAGAACTAAGTTCCATTGGGATACAATCTTCTGTATCCTTCATCTACCATTTTGACAAAATCTTTATCTCTCGCAACTGGATCATGATATCTAGGGTCTTTTTGAAGCTCTCTTAATGATTCCATTGTAATCTTATTTGCTGGCTCTGACTGAACATTTGGTCTATCTTTCATTTGTTCCATAAAATGTTCAAGAACCATTATACCATCAGCAGTTTCTGTGATTGTTTCTATTGATTGTCTTAATGTATCTGGAAAGAATTTATTAGACCAAAGCTCTACTGCTTGTACTCTTTCTTCTCCATTATCTCCAAGTCTTTTCATTTCAGTTTCTGGATCAGGTATATTAGCATTAATACGTTCAATATATTTTTCTATACCAGTGCTAAATTCTTCTTGTGATGAACCATTTTCAAAAGAATAATCAGCCCACCACTTTAACAATGGGTCGTCTGCAGACATAGATTGATCTATATTTTCTGGCAAAATATAGTCACCAACCTTTTCTGGTCTATCTTTATAAGCTTCTACACGAAGTTCTTCTTCCCATTGTTTTTTTAAATCTTCTTCTTTTTGACCAATCTTTTTTTCAAGATTACTATATGCTTCAGCTAAATCTTTTTCTGATTTAAATTTTTCTGGCAACCATTCTGGTCTGTCAGTTATGTCAGTTGTGTCACCTGTGTCAGCACTTTCTTGTGCTTGAGTATAAGATTCTAAGGTTGTTTCACGTGAAACATCTTCAGTTGTTTGATTTTCTTCAGCCATTTGTTTTTATCCTCTTTGAGTGTTTGATTCTGTTTTCAACGATTGCAACAATATATCTTTGACCTTCATGATGCAAAAGTTGGTTAGGTTCAATAATTGGTCCATTAACACTTTCAATAGTTATTGACCTTAAATAATTCAATACCTCTTTTCCAGCAGGGGTATCAAATACTGCACTTACATTTTTACTTATTATTTCATCTGATTCTTTTGTTCTTTGTATCCCATCAATACCAACATAACTATTGCGTTGCAACTTCTTCTCCTTGCTGTTGTGCTTGTTGCATCTGTGCTTGTTGCATCATTTGTGCTTGTTGCATAATCTGTGTTATCTGTTGTCTTTCATTAGCATCTCTTATCAAGCTATCTGGTACACCATATTTTTTAGCAAGATAGGTTGCAACTTCTTCACCACTAACAAGTAAATTCATTATTTCTGGACCAAATCCTTGTTGAACAACTTGTAACCATTGTGTTGTAGAACTTATATCTTGTCTTGATTGTGCCTGACTTAATGGAGATGATGACCTTACTTTCACTTGTCTGCCATTTACTGTTGGTATTTCTATTCTTCCTTGTTTTCTAAGAATATGAACTACTCTTTGTAAAACTGGTTGTACCATTTCTGATTGTAATCTACCAAATGCAGAACCAATTTGCCTTGATAAATCAGCCATACGTTCTGCTATCTCTGTTGCAGTAGCTGGTGTTTTATTTGGATCACCTAGCATTTCATTATACAAAGCTTTCTTAATATTCATTCTCATTTCTGAAAATATAAATTGACTTACATCAAAGTTGCCAGCAGCCCTTATTGGTTGCAATCCAGCCGAGTTTGGTGCTTTTGGTATAACTGTCCCAGGTACTAAACTAATTGTATCTGGATTAACTATACCATCATCATCTAGTTGATAGATACCAGATATAGCCATTTGTGCATTTTCTAACACAAGTTGCATTGTAAGATTTGTAGTTTTTACAGCAGAAAGTGCATTCATTAGTGGTCCTCGACCATAAATTTCACCACTACATTTAGACCAACGAAAGCAAATATAAGGATTTGAACCAACACCATCAAAAGAATTGTTTCTAATAAGTGTTTTACTTTCACAATCTACAACATAATCAAAGTGTGCATCTTGATTTAATTTAGAATAATCTTTGCAAACAACCTCCAATATCTTTGTTTTTGCATCTGGAGTCTGTTGCATCTTATCTATTAACTGTTTAGAGAAATTACCATTAGGATACAGTAAAGGAATATGAGAATAACGAACATTTCTCTCTCGGTAAACATGATCTATTTTATCATCAGGACCAGTATCTAATACTACATGAGGTAAAGGTATTGCTGAAAACACAATCGGTTGTACTGCATCACCTTCAGTTACATGAAGAACACCAGTGCCTACTGCCAAATCCATAAATGACTCATGAACTTCCTGACCGAAGTTTGAGTTTTGTAATATTTCAAAAACATATTCTGTTACCTCATCTAAATCATTATTGACTGCTTCACGTTGATCTTTAGGTACTTCAGAGCCAGCAATGAAATCAGCCCATCTTGCAAAGTTTGGAACTAGACCTTGTTGTAATCTTGATGCAAACTCTTGAACACCAACAACAGCTGTTTCATCAAATATCTTTTCATCTCTTCTTTGTCCTATTGATTCTGTATAAAAAGATTCTCTTTGTGGCATAGAAAATTCATAACATTCTTCAAACAAAGGTACGAATTGATCCCTTACTGTCTTTGCTCTTTGGTATTTATCCATCAATTCTTTAGCAATTTGTTCATCAGAAAGGTTATGAAAGTTAAATATCATTATACTCTACCCCCATAATAACCCATACCTGTACTTGTAAGAAGTGATCTTCTACCTCTAGCACGACCACGACCCATTAAACGTGTACGTTTTTTTCTTTGTGTTTGTGCTAAAGATTCGCCTTTACCAAGTCTTTCTGTTGTAAGGTCTGGTGCTTTTGGCTCTTGTGGTGCTTGAACATACTGAACAAGAGGAGTACCACGTCTTACTTGGCTTTCCGTTGCCTTTTCTTTGGCTCTGGCTTTTTCTGCTTCCTGACGTTCACGTTCGGCTTTTTGGGCTGCTTCCGCTTCCAAATCCCTCGTAGGAGCAGAGCTACCACCTCCAAATAAACACATATTAACCTCCTAATCTTTGCCATATACTTCTCTTCTTAAATGGTTTTCGTTTAAATATATCATAGTCCGTTCTCGCATTAAACGAAGAAAGGGGTTTTTGTCCAGCCATAAGTTGCCTTCCTTCTCCAGCACCCAACATTAGGTACTGTAAAGCATCATGAATATGAGAATACATATTTTTTTCTGGTTTGTCATCATATCTTTCTCCTGACACTTGCATTCTTCTATAGGAATATCCTCCTTGAAATCCTTTTATCAGCATTGGACACCTTCTGTCTATCAAAAAAGATGGTTTACCATCTGACATTTTAGTCAACTGTGATGAAACTGACTCTAATCTAAGGTCTACACTATTCGAAGGTGCTGGGATAGCCCTCAGCCCAGCACCCCTTAATATCTGAAATGGAGTCGATTCATCTGTTTGCGCTCTAAAATCACCAGCTGGATCACCAATAATGTTTACATCAAGACCAGCAAACCGTGTTGCTATTTCTTGTCGTAACAATTCTGCAAATCGAACTATACCCATATCAATAGCAACAATTTCTGATTGTATTAACCAACGACCTCTAACTTTTTGACCAAAAACAGCAGCTGGAGTAAGACCAAAATCAATACCAATGTACAAAGGAACACCCATTGCAATAGGTATTTCTTCAGTTGCAATATGCGTTTCACTAACAAACTGTGGATATACAGGTTTTCCTTCCTGTATTGCACCCAATCTATTCATTACATAAACATCTATCCAACTTTTAGTCTTACCACGAATAAGATTAGAATAATAAGTATCTAAAATGTTAGTACAGTTCTCTGCTTTTTTATTCATACTGTAATCTTTTACTTCTCCACGATCATCAAGTGTTTCTTTCATTGCTGGTGGTTGTGTAAAAAATCCCCAGTTATCAGGTTTAATTAGCATCTTTGCTTGTTCTTTTGGAATATGATCTGGTATTGGAACCTCACCAGCCATAATCGCCCACCAATGATCTTCTTCTGGAGCATTGGTATCTGCAATCACACCAGACCAACTTGCACCACCCTCACGCATAGATGGATAACGACCAACACGCATAGTACACGCATCAATAATACTCTTAGGTATTTCTCTTGCTTCGTTAATCCAAACACCAGTAAGTTCCAAAGAAAGAAGTTTCTTTACATCTTCTGGTCTATCTAATGCTAAAAATATAATTTCCATATCCAAATCATTCTTTTGAACATGATGTGTATATGGTACTGACCAATGAAACTTTCCCCAAGTATCTTCTGGAAACCAGTCTAACCAAGTCTTTATAGTAGTTGTTCTTAACTGTGGGTTTGTATTTCTAATTACAGCCCAACGAGATTTACGAACACCTTCTTTATTTTTCTTTTGTTCAAGACTTCTACGAAATACTTCAACACAACAAGCAACAGACTTACCAGAACCAACTGGACCTCTTATTCCTCTAAAAAAATTAGAGTCTTTCATAAAAGATTTTAATATTTCACCATCTGGTTTGTAGTTAAAGCTAGGCACTATCTATCATCAATCTTATGGTCAATAGCCACTTTAAGTAGTTTTTCTACAGTTTCTGGACCAATGACTGCAATCAATTTATCAGCTTCGTAATCAGTCGCAAATTGCTTGGGAAAGTGTTTAAGATGTACTGTCTTTACCACGTTCCTTAACATTCTGCGTTCTTTATCACTCAAGGTATGTAAAAAACTCATGTTCGATACTTCTTAACTTTCTGTGCAATCTTCTTTGGTTGCCTTACAAACTGCTTGCCGGAACGATTACCTTTTGCTTTTGCACGATTGGTTGCTGCTTTCTCACTTGCACTTAATGCTTTCCAAGCTGCATCTGGTAAATATCTTTTCTTACCTTTTGATGGAGAGCCATCAGAAGTTCTCCACTTCTGTTTACCCCAGTTAAGTAAAGATCGTTGAGGAGCTTTCATTAAGTTCCAACTTCCTTCTGTGCTTTCTTATGTGCTTTTGTAAATGACAAACCTTTTCTCATAGCAATACGCATCATCTTCATATGTTTTGATGTATGATGCTTTGAATGTTTTTTTAAAGTATCTTCTTGCCTTTTAGTTAGTTTTATCATTTGTAACCTCCACCTTTGGCTTTATACATTCTAGCCAGCATCTGCGCTTTTCTAGCTGACCATTGCCCTGGTCTACCACCTTTACTACCAGCTTTGATTCTGTTGAATAAACTTTTTCTCATTGAAGGTTTGGTATAATTACCAGCTGCGTTTACTGCCATTATGCTTTATTCCTTTTACTGATTGCTCTTGCTTTGGCTCTAGCATCTGCTTTCGAACTAGCACCCCAAGCTTTTAAACTAAGAAGAAGTCTGGTAGGCTTTCCCTTAGAATCTCTTTCTGGACCTTTCATATTTCCCATACGAGCTAAGAAAGATGCACGACGAGGATTATCACCACTCTTCACTGGTGGCTTGAGAGTACCTTTCTTATAGCTTGCTCTGCCTTTGGCATTCAAACCACCTTTGGGGTTCTTACCCTCTTTTCTTTGCCAAGCTGGTGTCTTTGCCATCTATTTTTTTTCCTAATTCATCAACATATTTTTGAGTAATATGATAGGTATATTCTTGCTCTAAATTAAATTTAATTACAGCTATACCATTCGCAATAGACATTACCTCACATACCATTGGAGAACCCTCTAAATAATCAACTAATGTTTTTATAGATTCCATCTTATTTCGTTCTGCCATAGCGACCTCCTAACTAACCATTAAATATTTTTTAGAGCTTTTCAAGCTAAAAATGTTTGTGAAGGACTACTTACCGTAACAGAGTCGCTATTTTCCCCCCCAGCCCCCCAGAGGGGGTACAGTAAGATTAAATTAATATGTAGACAGATAACCCAATAAATATAGTACGAGCTTGCGAGTTCCTTTTAGTCAAGGGATATGTTTACTTTGATATCCCCAGCAACAAGATGCTGGTGTTTATCAGGAGCTTTGAACCCTGCTCGATCCAGTATATCCTTGCTTGCTTCTAGCTGAACGTACTCACTCTTAGCATCTTGTGAAAGCTGGAGTAACCTATGACTAGCTTTCGTAGCGTTGAGTCCTATACTTTCCGATACTTGCAACATCAAGTAAGCTTGCACGTTTGGATTCTTGAGAGCCTTGCTAGCACTGACTCTACCACTTTCTCCCTTTGCATACCCAGCTACTTCACTAGCTTTCTTGATGCTGCATCCAGTTGCTACGAGTGTATCCACCAGCTTTCGTTGTTTTGCGGTGATCGTAGACTGATCTGCGAGGTTCTTGAGTGTGTTCATGAGTTGCATGAAACTCTATCTAATCGACCATGTCAATAGCGAAATGGGGATAGCTTCACCGAAACTGAGTGCGTGATGCGCGCATCACACACACTTATTATTGACCCCACCATCCCACCCAAAAGGCATCCCAACTGTTGAGATTGTCTCGGTTGTTCTTCGCTTTGTCTGTATGTATCCCCTCCTTGTGAATGGACTGCGCTAACCTAGCAAAATCTGGCTTCGGGGGATTCGGGCAAGCCGAACGCCCAAGCTATGTCAAATCGCGTAGGTTTGACATAGCTTCCAGATTTAGCGAGGTGATCTCATTCAATTAACAAAGGAGTGAATACAATGACAAAGACAAAGAACAATTCAACAATCGCAACAGTTGGTATACCTTTCAGTATATTAGGTTTGAGTACCTTGAAAGGTATTTGTAATACCGTATACGGTAGAATTGCTACCGCAGAGAGTAAGAAGTTACCAGACTTGAGAGCAAGTATGGATACTGAATCAGGTATCAATGGTGATGATAGTCCTTACTACAAAAAGATGGAAGATATCTACAATGAGATTGAAGCTGATATTGCTACACTTCGTTCATACGTTGCACCGTTTGAAGCAAAGTACAATGAAATGAATAGTATGATTGGTGATGGTAGACCTTTCAAATACCAACCATTCGTACCAATGGCAAAGGCTAGTTAATCTAGCCTATACCTACAGGGCTTAATTGTCCTGTAGGTTTCTTTATAACTTGACACTATGTCCTAGTATGATACTATTGGTAATTATAGCAAATGAAAGGGGATACACATTATGGCTATACCACAACAAAAAAAATTGTTTGAACCAGCACATTATAACTGGTTCATAAAACACTTAGGTCCAGATATTCCATTAAAGATGGTGGGATTAGTAGCAGATAAATTCGAAAGTATGGATAGGGATTTCAATAAAGAATGGTTCCTTTCTGAAATGTGGTCTGTAAATGAAGAACACAATCAGCTTATAGAAGAGTATGCAAATTACATGACAAAGATGGAGAATGTGTAATGAGCTATGTAAATAATAATTTAATACCAGAAATTGAATCTGATCTCAATGGACTATGTGTTGAGTATCATCAAGAGTTTGGATCATTTCAAAATGTAAGTGAAGCTACCAACTGGGTAGCAAAGAAACTCAATCGTAATACTGAGTTTGAAAAAGGTATCATTCAAGAAGTTGTTGAAGAACACTGGAATGAATACTGGGCTGACTATCCATGATTAGGTATTACATCACTGAAGCAATGGCAGCTGTCGCTGTCATTGCATTCGTTTCGTTTATAATTTTTATTTCATAGGAGAATATGATGCAACTATTAACAAAAAAAATAGAAAGCCAACTGCGTGCTAACCATAAAGCTAACGCAGATGGCGAGAAAACATTTGCACCGATTGTAAAACTATTCAATCCGTATGGTGTAGGTACTTGGTATCTATCAGAACTAGATGACAATGACATTGCATTTGGTTATTGCAATTTAGGTTATGAAACTGAGCTAGGCTATGTAGATTTGAACGAGTTAAAATCTACGGTGTTACCTTTTGGTGGTAAGATTGAACGAGATTTATATTGGAGTGGAGATATACAATGAGAAGTTATAATATTTGTGGAGAACTACGTCACTATTCAACTGGTGATATGATACATACAAGAGGTCAAGCTTGGGTATTGGACCAAGATGAATATGATCCTGATGTATGGTGGGCTAAAAATAAAGATGGTGAGGAGATTGAATTTATACCAGGTACAGAAGATCATCATGAATCATTCAATGAATCACACATCAAACAAAAACTAGGTTTGTATTGATGAAGCCTTGGAACGATTACAGAGCTATCGTAAAACTGTTACACCATGAGAGAATATATCATGGTGTAACTCAAGCTGATCTTGCACACAAGATAGGAATATCAGAGTCAACACTTAGTAAATGGGAGCATGGATATAGAACTCCAAGTATATATAATCTACTAGCTTGGTGTGATTCACTTGATATTAGATTGATAACAGAACCATATCCAAAACCAGATGACTCATAAAAATAAAAGAAAAGGAACATACCATGAGAAATGGTTTGTAGACTGGTTGATAAAGCTTGGCATAAAAGCTAAACGTCAACCCCTATCTGGCAGTTTAGGTGGTGAGTACCGAGGTGATATAATTTTGTCCCCAAGGAACAAAAATTATATTGCCGAGGTAAAGTATCGAACCACCGATAAATTTCCAAGTCCGTTCAAGGTACTAGATAAGCGTGACATAGCCTTTTACAAAAGAAAGACTGGAGAACCACAAGTAGTAGTAATTATGTCAGCAAAAACTTTTGAAGAAATAATAAGGGATACACAAAATGAAACCAATAATACCACTTGATTATATAGCTGAGGTACTCAATGAATCTGGTAAAAGATTCTATATATCAGAATATATATGGGGAAAAGATGGAGGTAATTGTAAATACCGTAAAGGTGAAGAAACTTATGAAGAAGATGCCAACAAATTTGTTCATGAAAAATTTAGTAAATATAATTGGTGGCATAATAAACACTCAACTTACTGGGGATTTGTTGAGAATACAAACGTAGAAACATTTGAAATAGAATGGAATAGAATAACGATTGATGTAAAGATTAATCACTTTGGTTATTGCTTAGAGAAGAATGGTGGATCACATCACCATGAATATTCTTATGAAGCCAGAGGTAATAAAGTAGAGTTTGTAAAACAAAAGAATGGTCTTTATTACGCAGAAGATACTATTCGATTACCAACAACAAGCACTGGCTATCGCTCTGGTCATATAATTAGAAGAGATGCTAGTCAGTATATTAAAGCCAACGAACTAAAAGAATATATACTTAGTGAACTTGGAGAACCACCAGCACAAGGAGATTTATTCCTATGACACTCAAAGAAAAATGGTGGGAATGGCATAAAGATAACCCACACGTTTGGAAATTGTTCGAAAAATTTTCACTCGTTGCTATTGCAGCTGGTCATCAAAAATGTTCTGCTTGGTTAATAGTGAATCGAATAAGATGGGAAACAACTATCGTTACCAAAGGTACAGATTTTAAAATATCTAATGATTTCATAGCTTTATATGCTAGGCTTTTTCATGTAAGATATCCTCAGCATGATGGATTTTTTAAAATTAAAAAGATGAATATGAATAGGGAATGGAGAGGTGATTAATGAGTTTTAGTTTAATGGCTAAAGTATGGAGTGATGATACTATTGATGATGGTATATGCAAATTTATTTTACTTTGTCTTGCAGATTATGCAAACAATGAAACACGTGAATGTTATCCAAGCTATACATCTATTGCAAAAAGAACAGGTTTTGCACTACGAACTGTAAAAAGCAGAATACAAATGCTTAGCGAAAAAGGTTATTTAAAAATAAAATCTGGAAATAGTTTCAAATCAAATACATACTATTTGTATCCAAATGATAAAGAGGTAGTGCATGAGGTGCACCACGTAGTGCATGACATGCACCACGTAGTGCATGAGGTGCACCCTAACCTATCAAGTAACCTAGATAACTCTATAAAGGAAGATTGGAAACCAAAGAAAAAAACTATTGAAGAGATTGATCGCAAACATGGAAAGGGGATACTCAATCATGACAATGAAACATATAAGTTTATCAACTACTATCTTGGCACAGACCCAACGAAATACAAAGACTGGGAAAGGGGATACCATAACTGGTGTGCCAGAGAAGCTGAACGATCAGCAAAAATCACAAGCATTAACAAGTTTAAAGCAAGTCGAACATCCAATTCTAACGGATCAGTCAATGGCTTATATGCTGGACTCATTGCAGAATTTTCCAATGATAAAGAAACTGAGACGTAGAGTTTCTGATCCAAGTATTGCCAGGTTAGAACTTGATGTTGAGTCAAAAGAAATACTTGCTCGAGCAAAAACAGAAGTATTAAAAACATTGGTGCCATTACCAAAAGCTGAAATAATTCAAAGACTTACGTGGCTTGCAAGTGTTGTTCAAACAAAAGGTGGTGTTGAAGATATGACAGTACGTATCAAAGCACTTGCACAAAATCTTGAAGATGTACCAGCTGATATTACAATCTTTGTTATCAAAGAAATATCGCAAGAAGAAGAATGGTTTCCAAGTTGGTCAGCATTTTATCAAAGATTAAAACATAGAGTTTACAATAGAAATTTATTTTTAGATAAATTAAATATGGTAGCTTTCAATGAATAAAATAATATTATATAGTTTACTTACTGTTGTTCATTTTGATACTGAAGAAGCTTGCCAGATGTGGTCAGATAAAATCTATGGCGAGGGATACAAGTGTCATAAGACATATAAGTATGAAGAATTTTATTTAGAGAAACTACCATTGCAAAGACCAAGGATAGAGTATTATGGATATAAAAAAGTACAGCCATAAAATAAAAGTATTTCATGATAGATGGTTAAAGAAACCCAAAGAAGTGGAGATTTCATTGCCATATGTACCGCAAGATTTTACTAGACCAGATGAAGTAGTAGAGTCATTTCATATTGATTGGGAAGAAGAAAAGAAAAAGGGCAGCAGTTAGCTGCCCCAAGGGAGTTATAAAGATGGATTATGTTATAAAAAAATAATATTGCTTTACATTTTTATAGTCAAGTAATATAATTTTTTATTGAAAGGGATACACATGAATCGTAAAGGCTTTATTGGTGGATCAGATTGTGCAAAGATTATGTCTGGAGATTGGCATGATCTATGGCTAGTTAAAACTGGTCAAAAAGAACCAGATGATTTATCATTTAATCACCCGGTACAGATAGGTATTCTTACAGAACCATATAATCTTTTTGTGTTTCAACAAGAGTATGATGTAGAACTCGAGAACCATCAAAAAGAATATACTATGAATTGGAATGGTGTACCATTGAAAGGTACAATAGATGCTTCAGTAGTAGGTATGCAAGCTATTGTTGAAGCAAAACATACAAGCTCATTTAATAAATTAAATATTCAGATCGATAGATACACACCACAGATACAGTTTTATTTATGGCTATCGAATAGTAGCTTATGTTATTTCCCAAACTTTTTTGGTAACGGAAATTCATGGAGATGTGGGGTCATAGAAAAAGATGGAGAGTATATTGATAGGCTCAAGAATATACTTCCCAAGTTTTGGTCACACGTAATCAATAATACTGAGCCAGAAGAAGGGATACACAATGTCGAATAAAAATAATTTAAACTTATGGACTGCAGTTGAAAAAACTAATCCAGCACATACAAGAAAGGCACCAAGTAAGTTTGGAAAAACTATTAATACCATAGATGCTATGCACCAGATCAGAAATGTTACTGAAAGGTTTGGTCCAGTTGGTAGTAATTGGTCATACACTGTAGAATATGATTATCCTACACTTGGAAATATTATGATGGTGATTGCAAAGGTTACTGTTACTACATTATATGGATCATTTGGACCTGTAGCTGGAGCAAGAGCTATGATAAATCTTGATGCACCCAAAGCAAAAACAAATGATGATGCACCAAAGATGGCACTTACAGATGGTCTTACAAAAGCAATATCACATCTAGGTTTTAATGCTGATGTGTTCTTAGGAAAGTTTGATGATAACAAATATGAGGATAATAAATCATGGTAGAACAATACGATAATAAAAATAGTGGTGCTTGCTTTAAGCCTTACAATCAAAATGATAGATTGATATTAAGTGGCAAACTTGATATTGATGGGATTGAACATAGAATTGTTTGTATAAATGAAGAAACAAAAAATGGTACAAAGGTAGTGCAAGTATATACAAAGCTATGTACTCTTTGGAATAATGAAAAGACAAATGATAATCAACCAGATAAAGGTGGACCTCTCGAAGAAAAATTTAATAAAGATACTCCATTAAAAATATCTGCATGGAGAAGAAAAGATAAGAATGGTAATGATTATCTAAGTCTAAGTATATCTGAGAAGATGCAAAAGAGAACTGAGTTTGATGGTGCATATCAGCATATGGAAGAAAAGAAAACTCCAATAGATGATGATATACCATTTTAGGAAAGAAAAATGAGCAAATATAGATATTCAATCGCTACATTAAAATGGGATGATATATGTGGAGAAGGCTATATTATCTGGAATAAAAAAAGATGGAACCAATGGGGATGGGTTACTAAAGCTGATGCTTTATCAGATTGGGAGTCTGATCTTAAGAAACTGTATAAAGATAACAATGAATCGTTTAGAAAAAATCCTAAAAAAGCATTAGGTATGGAAGATTGATTAGGAATATACTAGAGTTGATTTATAACTATGAATAGATTCGGAACCATTCACCAATTAACTCTAGTATAACATATAACGTATGGCTATGGTTTGTGTATCCCAATTCCACCATAGCCATACACCAGACTCGATATGACACTTATGATAGATATGACTATGACCTACCAGTGGAGATGTAAATGACAAGAGCGCAATTCCTAAGAGAAGTCGGAGATACACTAGATAAAAGGCAACACGTCTATGGTAATCCAACTGACAATCTTAGAGCCATAGCTAAGTGTTGGTCAGAATATAAAGATATGAATTTCACATACTTGGATGTATGCATTATGATGATACTCACAAAAGCTATGAGATTAAGACAACAGCCTAATCATGAAGATTCATATAAAGATATTGCTGGTTATGCTACACTAGCTATGGAGTTTATTGAGAAAGCTCAAAATGAGGACCATCAATAAAAGGTCTACGCCCTTGTCCTTTTCTTAGATCAATATAATCATTCATTGCATCTTGCATTGAACCATCATACTCTCTGATATCTGGTATGTGCCAGGCACAACCCCAACGAATACCCACATCACATATCTCTGCTGCTCTCTTTATGGCATCTGCAATGTTATCATAAAGATTCAGCTCCCATGATGCCCTCGAACCAACATAGGCCATGAGATCGACGGCATCACCAGTCAAATGTTTTGATTTCATTGTTTGGCTTGCACCTTTGGCAACAAGTTCCTTTTGTTCTTCCAAAGTTCTGAGTCCTTGAATCACTCCGAAATCGACGGTGGTGTGTTCAATGGCACTGGTCACAACAGCTACAAGTTCTGTCTTTACACCAGTTAATTTATCTTTACTTCTTTGTGAAAGTTTAAACATTATGTATCTCCTCCAAATAAACTTCTTCCTTTGTTTGGTAGTGCTATATTAACGGATGCATCTGCACCAGTTATTCCAAAGTTTCTAAACAATGTACCTCTTGTTCTTGGTCGAACACTAAAAGAAACTCTTGTTGGATCAGATGATCCTAAGTCCTCAGCTAAATTAAAAAAAGATGTTTGTGCTACATCTAATCTATTTGTACTACCACCAGAATTATACAATATTCTATTTGGTTCTGAAATATATGTTGAACTCTCTGGTGTTTTATCAACAAAACTTTTCAAAGAAAAAACTTCATCCTTATCTTGTGATGATGGCATTTCAATATATATTATTTCTTGTGGTTGAAATACTTCAGCTGGTTTTGTTTGTGCAGTTTTTGTTTCAACAGGAATACCACTTCCACCTTGACCTGTACCAGTTCCCTCTGGATTCTTATAATACTTATCCCCTACCGTACCAGAATAATTTGTTCTATATTTATCTTCTAATGCTCTAAACTCTTCTTTTTGTTTAGCAGTAGGTTTATCATCTTTAGTCGTACCATCTGGTCTTACTTTGGGTCCAGCAGTCCCAATAGATTTGGTCAGACTTTTTTTTTCTTTCTCTCGGAAGTCTTTATCTTTCTGTTTTTTTGAAGCTTCTTTATATTTATCCTTTGTACTTTTAATTTCTAATGTTTTGACTTGTGGTTCTGGCATTACTTCTTACCTCCAAAAAATTTAGTTGCTGATCTTATACCAAATGATGCAGCAATCACCACACCAAAAGAATATGTATACCATGCTGGAGCTTGTTCCAATGCTTGGAATCCAGCGAATGCCATCTGCCTTGTGTCATCATTAATAAAACAAAGAAGGAATGGTATGGATAACAATATGGTAATCCATTCATCCTTCCAGCTAGATTGTGTAGCTTTGATAGCTTCCAAATCCCAGTCTATTTCACCAGTCAGTTGTTTCTTTTGTATTTCTGCTTTTACTTTTTGAGTTTGCACTTTGCCATCTACATAACTAGATGCCAATGAG